TTATACTTTGCAGAATTTATCCGGCACCCACTGTTTGTCGGTACCAATTCTGTAGCATTTCATATTTTTAATTGTTTTTGCTTCCCATACTTTCCAACTTGAATTAGTCGGAATGTACAGTGCTTGATAATGACCAGCACTGTCTAACAATCTTACCATGTATTTTGGATTATTGTTAATCACTGGGACAAACACTTTTTTAGGAATTTTTGCTGCTGATTTTTCTGCAGGCTTAGGCTTAACTACTTGATGTTGAGTCTTTTTTTCTGCATGTAAGTCGATTAATGAAATATTACCGTCTACATTAAGACCGTGCCAGTTATCAGTAAATTGCCACAGCGCTACACCGTTCATAGATGGAAAGTAATTAAAGTTTGGTTTATCAATTCTGCCTGAAGTAGCATATGAGGCTACCCACAAACAGTCGCCAAACTTTTCAATCACTTTACTGGTTTGAATATTATTACGCATAAGGCTTGCACCGGAATAAAGCAGGCACTTATAACCGGCTTCTTTAATCACACTCATGAAAGCCATAATAGCTCTCGTATTTGATGACCAACCATTAATAACAGAGTTATTAGAGCTTGCTTCCCAATCTAGGCAAATATATCTTTTCTTGGAAATATTCAAATGCTTAGCTTCTGCGAGAGCAGATTTAGCTTCTTGCTTTGCTCTAGTAACAGAATTACTAAAGTTAGCGAAGTGGTACATATGAACGTAAAGATGATTGTGGTGAGCAGATTTAACTTGATCAACCGCAATTGGGTTACGGTACCAAGCCCCTTCTGTTCCCTTTACAATTACACCTTTAGCACCGGCGTTAGCAAATCTAGCAACTGATTTTCCTTGATAAATTGCTACATCAACTAAATACTCTCTAGTTGCCATTTTGTTCACCCGCAATTAAAGTTTGATCAGTTTTAACTACTCCGCCATTAATCGGCTCGCTTGGCTCTAAAACTTCACTTTTAGGGACGTTTTGAGCAACTTCTGTGTGATTATCTTTATCATCATTTAAACCGGCTTGTGCTTGTTTAAGACGCAAATTAGATAATACTAATTCTCTTAATGCTTCCAAATCCTTAACTTGTTGATCCGAAATTTTATAGCCCTTATGATTTAATTCTACAACTGCGTCATTAAGAGCACCGTTCGCCTTTTCGGGGTTATCCATGTCTTGTTTGTCATAATAAGCTACCCATTTACGCATTGCATTTAGAGCAGCTAAACGATATTTTTCCGCTTTTTGATCCTTAAAGTGAACGTGAGCCAAAATACTCAAACCAACTAAACAAAAAATCCAAGACAATAAAAATCCTAATTGAATGTAATCACTAACTGACATTTTTTTCTCCTTCTTTTGGCAATTTAACGTACTGATCTATCAGAAATTTTTGTTCATCAACTTTTTGCTGAAGATCCAAATTCTTTTGTTTTAAATCGTCAATCTCGCCTTCCTGTTTCTTGCATTTTTCCTGGTAATGATCTCTTTCTTCTTTCAAAGCGTCAAAAATCCATTTCCAGATTGCGATTAGAAAGGCCGATATACTAGCTAAATAAGGCAGTGCCTTGATTAAATCATTTATAAAGCACCACCTCCAGCTAGTAGTTGTGCTTCTTGCTTTTTGAAATTAGCAAAAAATCAAACATCAAAACGACAAGCTCCAGGAAACCAGCCATAATCATGTGCGGTTGCCCTGAAATAGAGCCGTGAACGAACTCTGATACCGATTCAAACGCTAACAGTGCAGCCGCAATAACTAACAGATTACGATTAGTAGCTATCTTGTTTTTATTGCTAATTGCCCAGCTAAACAACCAAACTCCCACCGCAATAAAAATACCTCCTGTTAAGTCGTCGTTTAAAAATCCAATGGCAAACGGAGGCCAAAAGAAATAATAGTCATTACATACGAGAATTAAGCCAATACCAATCATAGCAACGGCCAAAATAGCATGTTGTGGGTGGTTGATTTTACGCAGTTGGTTGATCTTCTCTTTCATTACTACCACCAACGATTTGATCGTATTCAGCTTTTGACAATCCAGCGTCCGGCACGCAAGACAAAAGATAACTTTTATCACACATACCGTTATCGTACATAAACTTGTAAATGCTAAACATTATTGTGCACCTCCTTCTGTTGCTGGTGTAGTCACTTGAGTGGCCGTTGTTGGTGCCACTGGTGTTGATGATGTAGTTACGTTGGTAGGATTAGCCGGTGCAATTTTATCAGCTAAGTTATCAAGCTTGGTATTCATAATTCCAAGCTGCTTTGTAATCATCATCATCAATTTTGAGCTTTGGGTGGTTTCAGCATTTTGATTCTTTTGTTGTGCTGTTACGGTATTTGCAGTCTTAGTCAATTCGGCAATTTGAGACTTCATTTCTTCAATATCTTGGCCTTGTGCAATGTTAGCAGATTCTACCCACTTGCGATGAGTCCAATCATATTTCGGCGAAACGAAGCCATCAGGCTTTTCAACCACAAAAGGATAGTCATTAGTTGTATAAGCCTTAGTTGCTAAGGTTGGTTCACACCAGTCGTCATTACTTGACTTGTAAACTACTTGAGCGCCGTTGCCGTCAGCAACAACTTTTTCAAGTTTTTCGGCTTGAATTTGCCAAGCCGGTACAAAGTTTTGAGTGTTTTCTGTTTCTGCCATGTTATTTTCCTTTCATAAAAAAAGAGAGCTTAGTAGCTCTCTTACTTTTTGTCATGATGTCGTTCAATATCAACGTTTACCTAATTATGTAAAGTTTCTGCATAAAAAATAGCGGTTGTTAGACCGCTTAGTTTACATAACAAAGCTAACGTTCTTCAGAAACGAGAGCATTTACTTTTGCTTTAATTGTTCAATTTCAGTTTTTAGAGCATCTAAGTCTGACTTCATTGCATAATCTTCAGGAGCAGGGCACCATTGAGTAGCAATGCTACCTAGTTCAATTTTTGGTAAGCATAAATCAATCTCAGAGTTAGCTGTGTTATTCCAGAAAAATAATACGCCTGGCTTTCCTGGCACACCATGACTGAAAACCCTCGTCCAATTACTGTCAAGCTTGATGTCCTTTCTCCCATCTCCGCCATTAAGTTCCGTATGCAGAATTGCTGTACCAGTTGATTTAGCCCAGACAGACCACGCAATTTGAGTTCCAGCACTTAAGTTCTGTATTTGTAAAGTATTATCTGTTCCAAGTCCAGTAAGAGCAAAGACTTTACCATTTAAATATTTTTCATCTGACAAATGGACTGAACCGTATATTGCAACGTTAGCAGCCCAATCTTTAGAACCAACTAGCAGATTTGTACCAGCACTGGTATTCTGTAAGTCAATGTTAGTAAGAATTTTTTCTCCACCGCCAAAAAGTTGCATAAATTTTCTCCTTTTCAAAATAAAAACAGCCCATTTAGGACTGTCGTTGCATAAAAACGTTAGTGATATATATCCGCTTACCCACATATTTATAAATGCTTTTGTTAATAATTAAAGCATTGGTGTAAGTGGGTTAGGAGACTTAAATATCATTTTCCAAATTGAACAGTAGCCGCATCAGCTGGATACCAGTATCCATCGTCTAATTTAATTACGTTTATTTTCCCTTGGTCACTAATTGCATCATTTTGTATTTCAACAATCTTTCCATATACAGGTCTAGTGATAGTCCCTTGCTTATATAAAATATCAGTTTTTGTGTAATACGCTGCTCCTACCTTTATTTCAACATTGACGCCGACGTGTGGCTTTTTTAAAAAATCATTAGCTGTTCCTGCGTAAGTAAAAATATTGTCTTGTATAGCGAGAATTAAAATCTTTTTATTATTAATAATCAAACTCATTTCTAGTCTCCAATCACATAAATGGTATTAGGGTCTTTAGTCTTTAAAGCACCATATTGTGCTTGAGTTACTCCAACGAGTTTTATACCAGACTTCTTAAGATCTGCAATTTCTGCTTCCAAAGCTGTTATACGATTTGACAAATTAGTTATGTCAGTCTTGTCAGCCTTGCCTGAAATATCAACGGTAGCAACCGTAATATCAGCATTTCCGTTCGCATCAGGTGCTACTTTGGCACCCCCATTCACGCTAATGGTTTTCATCTTACCTGCAGTAGCTAGATCAGATTTAGTAGCATAGCCGGAAAGATCAGGAGCAGGAACATTAACGTTACCATTGCTATCAGGAGAATTGCCATTAACCGTTTTAACTTTACCTAAATTAGCTAGATCACTGGTATTAGCCTTGCTGCTCATTTGAGATTGTAAAGTTTGAATATCATTATGTAATGTTTCAATCGTGACCCTTTGGCCAGCTACATAACCTTCTGCAGCCTCATTGTTCATATCATAAGCATACAGATGAAATTTATCTTTAGTAGATGCGTCATAAGCTGCTTGAGGGCTATCACAATAAATAACCGCCTTGCTTACAGCGTTACCATTGCTATCAGGAGAATTGCCATCTACTGTCTTAACCTTACCTGCATTATCAATTTTTTGATCAAGTTCAGTTCGGTTATAGGTATCAGCTTTTGTATAGTAGTTAGCCAAATCTGATTTATGAGCATAAACTGTAAAGTCAACATCATGAAGCTTGCTTACTGCTTCCTTAGCTGAATCAATTGCTTGTCTCAAGCTTGCTTGATCAGTTTCATCATCAGCAAGCTCTTTGCTTAGCTTATCAATCTGAGTTTGAAAATCACCTGTTGTGGAAGTCTTCCATTTGTCGTAATCAGCTTGGATACTTTGTAGCTTAGCTGTCAGCTTATCAGTAGCATCACTAATTGCCTTGTCTCGAGCATTAGTAATGCCTTGAATAGCTGTTGTTTTATCAGTCTCAACTTTTGCTAATTCATCAGATAATTGCTGTTTAACGCTATTAATCTCGGCATCATTAGCAGTTTGATTAGATTTTAATTGATTGGCAGCATCTTGCTTTAATTTATCAATTTCAGAATTAGCATTCTCATTGATCCTCTTTAACTGATCATCTGCGCTATTTTGAATAGTTTGCGTTTGAGTTTGCCAATCGCTAGTGAGCTTAGCAAGTGTATCAGATTTAGACTTATATTCAGTTTGCATCTGCTGAATAATCTCTTTAATTGAAGAGACTTCATCTGCGACGCTTTTTTTGCCATCAGAAATAGCCTGTGTAATCTGTTTGTTTAAGCTGTCAATTAATTGATTAGTTTCCGTTTCAGTCGTATTAATAGTACTACGATAGTGTGCTACAAGTCCTTCAAGACTAGAAATATATGATTCATTAGCTACAACTGTTGAAGTCATATTTTCAATCTGAATTTCAAAGTTTGCAGTAGCGTCAATATGTTCACTATCCGTATAAATTTCAAATCGTGCAATACCAGAGCGTTGATAAACTAAATCATGAAAAGTATAAGAAAACTTCCCCTGCGTATCGTTTGCTCTAGTAAAGTGACTGGGATTATCGGCCTCATCATCAATAATTAGTTTGTTATCTTCTTTTTCATCAACGAATCTAATTTTTTTGTTGGTTAAATCATAAGCATTGATACCGTCATTATCAATTACATTAATATCAATAACTTTTCCTCGTTCGTTCTGATTGTACTTAACGTAACTTTTATCAGGACTGATATTAATTTTATTGATTTGAAGAACGAGCTGGTCGTTTGCCATTGCTTTCACGTCCTCTCAAATTATCAATTTGATGTTTTAATTCTGCAGCTTCAGCTCTAAGCTTGTCGTTTTCTTTATTCTTTTGTTGAAGAGCCGTTTGCAAGTTAGCAACCTGTAAGGATAATTGAGCAATCATGTTACCCATGTTGCCGGCAACTGTGTATTCAACTCTTGAATTTGATCCTTGTTTGATTTGATCCATATAATCCTCCTATAAGCCTGTACGGTACTTAGATGGAATGTGTGCTCTAATGTATGAAGACAAGTGTGCATATTGGCCACCGTCGTAGATTACGTGCATTCCGCTAGGAATACCTAACGCATCTTTTACAGCACTAGCACTTACCACATTGCGTAAATAATAGTTAATATTTGCTTCAGTGATTACGTGATTGCCGTTAACTTCAATAAATGAAGGGTGCACTTGAGTAACATTGCTACCATCAGTAACAGCGACCTGACCTGATGAGAACATTGATTGATAGTTATCAGACATAGCCCAGATAACATTACCCCCGTTTGATGGTGAAAGAATACTACCGGGGTTTTGAGTACCAATATAAAGGTTCATTGATCCGCCAGTAGTACCAACAGTTAAGGCACCTTCAATTAAGCAAGTCTTAATGTTAACCGCTTCAATTGTTCCACCTTTGATAGCGTCCGCATAAATACGCCCTTCCGAATCAATACCGGCTAGTGGGTTTTGATTACCAGCAGCGTCGTAGAATACAAGGCCGTTACCAGAGAACGCCATCTTTCCACCATTACCGGTTGTAGCTGTCAGCATTGTTGGCTCTTGCCAGTTAGGTACAGCTTGAATTACACCGGAACCGCCATTAGTTACCCAACTACGCATGTCATTTGCAAAGCCTTGTATTTCAGACATTTGACTTTCAAAGTCTTTCATCTTAACCAACTGCGTTGCAATGTCGTGCCCGTTTTGGTCTACCTGGTGTTGAATTAAGCCCATGTCGTCCATTAGCTTTTTTTCACCAGCTATACGATTGGATCCTTCTTCTTGCAGAATGTGATCAAATCTAGTTAGCAATCCTTGAGTATGACCACTAGCACGTGATACACGTGATTCCGCTTGCTTGTCGGCTTGCTCTAATAGTATGTGCTGCCAAGTTTTCGGTGGCTCACCAATGGTTACTGATTCATAACGGCTGTCTTCACCTCGCATTATCCAAACAGTACCAGTGACTTTTCCTTGTTCAATTTTGTCAAACTTAGAAAAGTCAACATTAACACGGTCGTACATGTTTAAAGCCAATAAATCGGCCTTAGTGCCGTCTAAATCCGAATAAGCTACAGTCATACTAATTGGAATAACTCCAATGTCGTACTCTTTTAAAGCCCCTAATGCTGCAGAGTAAAGTTGCTGAATATCATCAGCGGTTGCTTTGTAAGTACCATCATCTTGCAAGCCGGATAAGTCCTGATCATTGTGTTTGATGTAATTAGATAAATCCAGCTTCATGATATGAGTATTTTCTGGTGGGATTTCCATATCTTGAGGATATAGAACACCATTAACCACGCCGTCTAAGTCGTCAGTCAATTCAACGTGAACGGTTTGCTCTTGAAGTGTAGCAATTGCTGTATCGTCGCTATCATCATAAGAATTGTGATCATTGTCAGGTGCTTCAGGCTCTAAGTCGTCAGCTGCACTTGAATCGGTGTAATCAGATGGAATCCAACCGGTGTGACCAGCATATGTGATTTGATACCATGTTTTACCGTCTGCTCCTTGAGCACTTTTAGTAATATCAAATGGTTGACCAGCCGGAACAGACCAGTTTTCAGCTGCACCTTTTGACGGTTCAGAATACATTTCAATCTTACCTTTGTCCTTGGTAATACGATTGATGATTTTTTCTGGTGAATCAGGTTTGCGAGTCTTAGAAGCCTTAGCGTCAATATCTGAAGCTTTAACGTATGAGCCATCGCTTAATTTATAGTAAAGAACACCCCCTACACGAACTTGACCATAATTCAAGTTGTAGTATTTATGCTTTTGTGTTAGCGGTTTTCCAACTTGATAATCAGGATTAGGAATACGGTGTGATTTGCGGTGCTTGCCCTTACCACGATAAACAATTTTGTATTTCTTTTTGTGTTGTTTTCTTGCAGCAGTCAAACTTAAATGTTCATGTGGTTGGGTTACTTCGCCGGTCTTAGTATTGATGTAATACTTTTTGGCACCCTTTTTAACTAGCCCTATACCTTGCGACTCATATACTTGAACGTCACCGTTTTTATCAGTTGTAAAGTGATCACCATATACCCACTGATGTGGGCCAATTCTATACCAAAGGTGGCCGTTTTCGTCTTTTTCAACGTGGGTATAATGAATCTTTTCACCATTCTTTAAGGTCTTTTCTTTCCCATTTTTATCTTTGATTCGGTAGTGACTAGGGCCTTGATCAGGTGAGTAATAAATATGGATCTTTTTATTACCTTGAGAATAGGAAACGGTACCAGTACCCTTCATCGGGTATCGGATCAAAGCACCGGACGATGAAATAGCGGTATGAATGTGTCCTACGACATTGTTAACAACATAATCGCCAGTTTTATCAAAATTAATGAATTGCCCGTCAATCCAACCAAGGATAGGGCTTAGAACTGGGTACCATTGATCACCGTTCATGGTGTTTACTTGCAATTGAGCGCCCGGCTTAGTTGAACTTGCTACAGTTTGACCATCTGAAATAGGCTTGCCTAAACTGATTTGATCACCTGTACTAAGTCGGCCAACTACTGTACCGCCTTTAACTGGTGCGCTGTAAACATCAACGCCACCAGCAGCACTATAAGTAACAGAAGCAACACTAGTAGTATCTTGGCTTGCTATTCCGGCCCAGTCCACGTTAGTAGCGGTTGCAAGTGCCGGACCAGGATCATAGTTAGCAAACGGATAGATACCAACGTACATATCGGCTATGCTTTTTTCTTCAGAATATGACGTTAGGTTTTGGCCGTATTTAACAGTAATATTGGTGTCTCTACCGGCATTTTCACGATGATAGATAGTTGTGTTATCAAAGTAAAAATCGCCACCAAATTGAGCCAATACGGAGTTAGCCGGCTTGTCTCCTTGTTGGTCAGGATCCAAGATAGCGTTTAAAGCGTCAGTACTTGAAGTATCAATATTAACGTTAGCGACTTTAGAAACATCGCTGTCATAGTTAATTTCAGGAACTTCTTTAGCTAAGTGCCCTAAGATTTGACCTAATAAGTAAGAAGCTGAAACATTAGCAGCGGTAATATTTTCGCCCTTAATAGGATTTTTAGCTAAGTATTCACCAATAATGTGAGTGGCATTAACAGTTATATCCTGGTCAGTATCAACTACATCAGTAATTCTAAATTTTTGGTGAGTTAGGATTCTGTTAATATCGCCTAAAATCACTTTTTCGGCTTGTAACTTGCTAACGAATTTACCGGAATTAGGATAAATTAATTGCATCGTAGGAACTTGGTTAGCATTCCATGAAACCTTGCATTCTTTGTAATCAAAAAGGACGCAACTTCCTTGCGTCCTTTCGTCGTCTACGGCGTTATCTAACAAAATTGGGGCGTCCAACACGTCCTGATAATCTGAAGCATCACGGTCTAAACCGGCATCATAGCCAGTATCATCAGTCGTGGTACTAGGTGGAGTTGCTGTTGTTGTATCAGCCATTAAATTAATCGCCTCCATCTAGGTATAAACTCCGCAACATTTAATTTTGAATCAGCATTAATCGGTTCAATTGAAACGGTATTAATACCATTACCGGAACTAAGAAGTTCAGGGGTTGAATTATTAGCTAATCTTAAATGACTATTTAACAAATCATCAGTTAAATAGCTTTTAGTAGGATCAGTTGAATAAGCGTTGCCCTCTTCACCAACTAAATAAATATCGCCATCAATATCATCAAATTCATACGGTATTTCATTAACTTTCAACAAAAAAGAGCCTTTCCCGTTAATGTGCCAATCAGGACGCACAACTTCAGGCTCTGGGTTTATCACTACGCCATTTTTGGGCAATGCTAACCAATTAATTGAATCGGCATCATATTTAAACGGTTGAAAGTGAAATGTTAATGTTGCGTTAATTCTTTCAAAATTAACTGGTGTAAAAACTGGTGCGGTAACAATTTGAGCCCGGTATAAATAATCCGAATCTCTTCTAAACCTTAACCAGTCTTCATCGCCATATAACCAATCTTCAATGTCTCCTTTTAACTGTTCCCAATCGCTATAGCGTTTAGGCATATGAATAACTGCATTTATTTGAGTTTCTACACTCGCATAAGTGTGATTATTATCAGCCCAGTCGCCCGATTTGCCGGGTATTGTTTGCATTTGCTTATTAGGTGTCGGAGAAAGTGGATTAAAAGGAAACAATACTTTCAAGCCGAAGCTCGTTGAACTTCGGTTATGAAATACGATGTCATAAGTTTTAATGTCCACTGATGTTGTACCTCGAATTTCTAGTTGATCTCATGTTTAAGCGCTTCATGACGCTAAACATAGCTTCACCAATTTTATTTTTATCAAGATAGTTGTTTACTTGAATCACATCATTTTGTGAAGTCAAAATACCTAATGCTACTAACGCTTGATCAAATTTATCATTGATTGCTTCGATTTCAGCATTAGTCTTAGTCAAGTCAACAGCTTGCTGTGCTTTAGTTTGGAAAACTTGTGACTTACCGTCTTGAGCCTTGAACTGGTCAAGGGTTGCTTGCATGATTTGATAAGCACGACCTCTATAGGCTGGATCCCAAGGTATGATGCTTTCAGGGTGTCCGCCTTCAGCAACATCAACTGTTTCAGGTTTGTTTAGGATTCCGCCGATTGCGAAACGTCTATGACCAATTGGACCACTGTGTAACCAGTCAAACTTTCTATGACCCCAAATAGTCGTCCAACCAATAGAGTTACGCCAATCAGAGTTGTTGAAGAATGCTAACAATTCATCATATGGGTTATGAATGTTTGTATGACCCGGCATAGCAAAGGCTTTGAACGTTTGTGGTGTGAACTGCAAAGGACCTTGAGCCTCATTACCGCCGGAGTTCACATCGTGAATTTGTTGCTGAATATTGCGGTTACCTGATTCACTCATAGCAACACGCAAAACATCTTTTACAAATCCGTCAGGCAAATGAACGTGCATTTTACGTGCAGCGGCTTCAATCATGCTACCTGAAATAGAATTAGCGCCATTGAACTGTTCACCATACTTGTCAGCAATCTTCTGAATTGTCTTCCAAAAGCCTTGTCCAACTTGATTTTTAATCTGCTTTTGCAATCTATTGTTAGCTTTGACTTTAACAGCTTCTTTGGCATTTTTACTACCTTCAGTATTAATACCATTAAAGCGCCCAAAAGTAGCGCCAGAGCCTACAGGCTGCATACCAATAGGTCCGCCATCGTTAGGGCCATATGCTGAATAGTACATACCGTGACCGGCATAAACACCAACGTGCTCATCAGGAAGCCAGAATACTGGATCACCAGGCTTAGCTTCTGATTTAGAAATTCTATGTGCATGTTGCCATAAGCCACCTACATCTAAGTGGCCCCAGCCTGAATGGTAGTAATGCTCTAAAGCTGTTGATACCAAACCTGAACAGTCTAATCCTTTGGAATCAAGACCATAACCGCCCCAAAGGTAGTGTTTGCCTCGTCCCAATTTTTCAACAGCCTTCAGTAATCCTGATGCTGGACCTAAGTCATCATCAACTTTATCTTCGACCATCTTCCAAAGTTGTGACCACCACTTAACGCCTTGATTTTCGCCCTTCTTTCTTGCTCCCTGGGCTAACTGATTAATAGCACCAGTTAAACCAGTAACAGCACTAAAGAGAGCTTGTCCGGTCTTCTGTGGGTGTTCCCAATTGTGTTTTGCAATGTGGTAGAGTTCCTTCAATGCACCAGTACCACTAGCAAAATGCTGAGGTGTCGTGTAACCAAGCATAGCTGTTTCAGTAGCGTTGAAGACCTCTTGGCCGGGTTTAAGGATTCGAGGAGTAAATCTACCTGGAACAACTTCAACGTTACCGGTGTTTCTGTCCCAGATAGCTTCTTTGTTGCCGGTTGCTGGTGAATCATAGCCATCATTCAAGATAGCCAATGTAGGTGCTGTAATAGGTCGTCTAACGCCACCTAAAGCACCAGTACCAGTTGCTAATCTAGCTACACGGTGTACGGCATTCTTTGAGCCACCAAATTGGCCAATAACATTGTCAATTTTGCCAATTGCTCCATTAAGAACGGCAATAACACCATCTAAGCCATTTCTAGCGGTTGATCTCATCGAACGCCAGAATCTAATAAAGATAGATTGAACGCCGTTATCAATTGAATGAAATTGTCTTCTAAACTTGTCACCGAAAGAATTTAAATTATGTTCGATGTTAGTCTCGCCACTTGAAGAAGTTTTTCTCAATGTATTCCACATTGATTTGAACTCCTTGTCAGCTTCAGAGTACATTTTCTTCAGTGATTTTTCAGTACTGTTTGTTAATTTTTCAAAGGTCTTAGCAAAATTGCCTTTTCCTTCTAATGATTTAACTGCTTCTTCGGCTTGCTTTTTAATTGCAGTGCCGAACTTCTCCATCTTAATTGCTTTGTAAAGTGATTCAATACGCTTCCGCAAAGTAATAGTGTGTGAGCCTAGTGTTTTAACTGAACCTGAAGCAGATCTTGAAGCAGACTTGAGTGATTTAAAGTGCTTATTGGTTTCCTTAATTGATTTAGTTAAACGATCAAATGATTGCTTTGCTTTGAAAGTACCGGAGTATTTGACCTTCAAATGAGGGCTTTTTACTTTCTTCAGTCTGCCGATTGACTTAATTAAACGATCAATTGATTGCTTAGCCTTATGAGTACCTGAATAGCTAACTTTGATAGTTGATTTATGTGTACCAGTTACAGATTTAATAGCTTTTGCTAATGAACGGACTGAACTTAATCCTGATATTCTAGCTGCTACACTAGCTAAACCACCTGAAACTCTATATGAACTACTTCTAGTTGAATAGCTGCGTCTACTTGAGTAAGAACGGCGTGTAGATTCTCTACGCCGTGAACTTTCTCTCTTTTTACGCTTAGTCTTCTTACGCTTCTTTTTAGGTAACTTGTATTTACGTTCTTTCTTAGTGAACTGTAATAGTTTTAAGAAGCCTTCACGTGTGATTTTTTCAAGTTTACCAGTGTTTGACTTACCACCAGTCAACCAGTGACTATCAACAAGATAATCTTTACCGTCTCGCTTAACAGGAATAGCACGGTATCTAATCCGGCTATGCTTGCTAATCTTGATAGGCTTTGCCTTGGTGTAAGACATCAAACGATTGAAGAGTTTCTCATTGACCCAGGTTTCTTTGCCAGTTTCTTTCAATCCACCGGTTAATAAAGCCTTGTCAACTAAGACATCGCCCTTGTGCTTTTTATCATCAACTGTAATCTTTAGTTGCTTACGTTTCTTAGATTTCTTTTTACTTGATGACTTGGCTTTGTCTTGATCTTTCTTCTTGTTTCGTCTATCAATTTCAGCGTCTCTTTTACGCTTTCTGATAGCTTCGGCCTTGGCTAACGTTTCAGCATTCAAAGATACCCTATAAATTCGATTAATAGAGTCCTTAATACCGTAGAATGGTGAGTCAACACTAACAGAACCAGAAGCAAAGTGAACAGCGTTGCCAAAGCTTGCAGCTATCCGAGCGGTGTCTCTTGCATTAACTACTTCATCATTAGGCAATAAATAGCGACGCAAGAATGGAATGTTAGGTAATAATTCCCAGCTACCGTCGCCATGAATGATTGATTCACGATTATTGGTTGATGGGCTATCTGTGCCATCGTTAAGAATTGCCGGCGTACCCCAACGTTTGCGCCAATCAGTACCACTTGCAAAGTGAATACCACCAATTGACGCTTTACCACTGAATACTTTGCTAATGAACTTGATAGGCCCTGAAACTTTGTCCCAGAAACCGTCCCAAGCGTCTTTAATACCGTCAATGATACCTTTGAACCAGCCTGTCAAGCCGTGCCATGCGCTCTTAAAGTCCTTAACAGCATTAAAGCCTAGTTTACCGAACCAACTTGTCAAACCGTGCCATGCGTTAGTTACACCCTTGTAGAGTGAGCCAAACCATTTAGCAATATTACGCCATGCGTGCTTCAAACTGTTAGCAGCAAGACGGCCTAATCGACCAAACCAAGCTGTCATTGAGTGCCAAGCGGTCCTAATACCTTGAGCAATATTAGAGAACCATCTAGTCATAGAGTGCCATGACTTCTTTAAGCCTTTAGCCATATTAGCGCCTAATCTGCTAAAGAACCTAGTCATTCCACGCCATGAATTTTGGATTGATTTGCCAATGTTAGCAAACCACTTGCCTACACCACGCCAGGCTTTCTTAAATGACTTAGCAAGGTCGTTTGCCCACTTTCTAAACTTAGGATTGTGTTTATACAGTGAGTTGATAGCGCCGGCGAGTGGGCTAATAAAGTAAACTCCGACTTCTTTCCAGTTTTTCTTAAACCACTTGAGTGTAGACTTAACGCCCTTCATAAAGCCGTTCCACATGTTATGTGCGGAATAGCCCAGATTTTCCAAAGACCAGAAGTGTTTAGGTGGCTTGTTACGTTGCCAGCCCTTCGTAAAGTTGTCGACTGCTTGACCGCCCCAACGTCCGGCGTATTTGCCAATAATAGCTCCAACAGGAGCCAGCATAGGTCCAACAACCGGAATCATTGATGTAAGCGTACCGCCGGCTAATGCGCCAACAGCACCACCAATGTCTTGACTTCTAGCACTTGCGTTGTGTCTATTCTTTACGGCGTTGAAAATTTCGGGGGCTGCTACTGCTGCACCTGAAACCGCACCAACGGCTAGACGCTTACCCATGCTGAATTTCATGGTTGCCTTAATTCCTTGAGCTAACTTTGAACCCAAGAATTTACCAGCATTTAAGAATTTGCTTCCTACACTTTTTGCAGCATTCCAAGCAATACTCCCTAGTCCTTTGATACCTCTACCAATAATCTTTAATTGATTAGTAAATGACTTAACAAATGACTTAGTAGCAAATTTAATGCCATTCCAGGCACCTTTGCCTAGTTTTCCAATCGCACCAAAAACATTCTTGCTAATTTGACCGGCTTTTCTAAGGCCATTACCAAATTTTAGGAAACCTTTTTCAGCATCGCTTAAACCTTTAATATCTTTAATTCCTTGCATGCCTTTAACAAGAAATTTGATCTTACGATAAGCGCCGTACCCCTTTTCACCAATAGCAAAGAGACCGCCACCGACACGGTCAAGCCCCTTCACTACTGCGATAGCTACGATAGCGTCAGAGATGGCCTTGATAGCCGTCTTATTTTTTGCTAGTGAGTTTAAAGCTTCTGCAATAACATGAATAGCACTACTTGAAGACTTGCCATGTTTAGCAGTAAGTCCAAACATGTTACCAATGGTTGTAATAATTGAAGCAAAATCACGCCAAACTGCCTTGGCTATTTGACCACCAATACTTGCAATGCTTGAAGCAATAGTTTTGAGGTCTTTAGCATGTCCACTTATCCAGCCAAACACACCTTGCAAGCCTTTATTGATACCGTTGATAGCATTATCAAGGGCTTTGGTAACATTAACAGCCTTACCGCCAGAAAATGCCTTCATAACATTATTCATACCGGTTGAAACAGTCTTACCAAGTGCCGCAAACTCTCGATTTGTCTTTTTACTGCTTACCCACTTAGCAACTGCCGCATAGACAGGACTTTCCATTTTTGCAAGTGGCTTAGTAAATGCACCAAGCAAAACCGGCATTTGAGATTTAACAACACGTGTCATACCAGGAATAGTCTTGGTAAAGTTGCCGGTTGCCTTGTTGAACTTCTTACCAGCTTCAAGAACGACATTAATCATGTCCTGAGACTTAATTTTCCCGTCAGACATCATCTTGTTCATTTCTTGCATAGTCATATGACTGCTGTGGTGAATGCGCCGTTCATAATCCAGCAACATAGGCCGTAATTTAGGAAAGGTATTAACAATAGACATCATGTCTTGTGCTGATACCTTGCCGTTAGCCATCATTTGTGAGAATTGTGTACCGAAATTTTCAACAGCAGCATCAGTTTGTCCAAACGCATCTTGTAAAGTAAGAATTGACTTGGTTAATTGACCAGTTTGTTTAGCGTTGTTGTTAATCGCATAGAACTTCTGAGATAACTGGTCGACCATTTCAGTACTGTTTTGCGCTGCAACAGCCATGTTATTGATCTGCTTAACCATTGCTTGCCCCTTTGAAGCTGAGTTGGTCAGCGTCAGCCAAGTAGCGTTCATGGTTTGTTGCTCTAAAGCGTATTGCTTAGCCTCTTGATACATTCCGCCTAAAGCACCCTTAACAGCACCGAATGCACTTGTAGCGGCGTTAGAAATGACGTTTGCTGAAAAGATTGTCTTAAAAAGGCTATGTGTCTTTTCTCCACGCTCATTAATACCGTCAAAATGGCTTTTAATCCTAGCAAAAACGCCACCGGTGTGATCCGTGGCGTTTATTTCAGTATTATGTTTTTCAGGAAGTTGATTAATTTTATGCTTAACTGAATCAACTTTTTCATTAGTCTCACCAGTTTCAGCATTAATCTTAACTTTGTGATCCTTAGGCAATTTATTCAGATCAGACTTTAATTCACTAGCTTTACGCTTAGCTTCTGAATCTTCAACCGTAACCTTTGTTTTGTGGTCTTTGCCTAATTCACGGTCAATGTTTTTACTAGTTTGACTAGCCTTAGACTTTGCTTTGTTGAAGTTCTTTTCTAAGTTTTCATCAAGTTTATTACCGGCTTTATTGCCAATTCTATTGACTTCTTCATTGATAGCCTGTACGTCTGATTTAACCTTACCTGTAGGAATATCAACATCGATTGTAATTGTACCGTCAGCCATTAGTTACCTCCTTTCTCTGCGTCTTCAAATAGTGACTTGAATGCTGAACCTAGGGCACTGTTGTTTAAAGCTTGTGCTGTACGTTCTTGACCAGTCTTTGCCCCATCAACGGCGTAATAATTTTGAGAATCATACAATTCTTGTCGTGCTTTAGGATCATCAATCTTGGTTGGATCTTCACGACGGATTTGAAGAATACGCTGGAAGTAAGTTTTTGGTCCTAATCCATCGAATAAAGCCTTAAACGTGTCCCAGTGCATTTTTCCTCGTTCTTTGTTCAAATCAATATGGTACTGTTCAAAAAAAGAGGCGTAGATAGCGCCAGCATCTCGCACATAATCGAACTGCTTAGTCGCTTCTACGCCTCCATCTTTTTCTATTTCTTCAGTACCGTAAGGATTATCTGTAATTATCGCTTGAATTTGCCTAAATGCTGACTCATAAAACTTGGGGTCGCTGGGCAATTTCTGTGATCCAAAAAACAGCTTGCAAGACTGTAACCACTTTTCAAATGGTGATAGCTTTTCATCTTGCTGCAACTGCAAATAAAGAAGAACTGTATCAAATGCTAAGTCAACCTTGTAGCTTTTATCTTTATAAATAAATTCATCAGGTGAGCTATGAGTAAGACTTAACACTATAAATCACTATCTTTCTGAATCGTACAAGTGCATTTGTGCCTTATCTTGTTCTTCCTTGTTAAGATCAAGCGTCTTATCTGCTGAATCATTCAATTGACCAATAATTTGAGCCAAAATTTCCGTTGAATGACCCAATGTATCGTAAAGTTGTTGACCTGCTTTACCATCGTTAAGCAATTCATTCAAGCCATTGATACAAGTTGTTTTCATTTCGTCCATATCTTTGGTTAAGCGCTCTTTACGCTTAGCATCTGGCATATCAAGCAACTTGTTCAAGTAGTCGTCATCGTTTGACTTACGGTAAAGCTTTTCAACTTGTGACGCAATCATACTTGACTTAACTCTATAAGCATCATCAAAAGTTACATTCCAAGTAGTTTCAATACCAGGAATCTTAATTTCAGCATCATTATTAAACTTCTTAAAAGTATCAAGTTGAATTACAGACATATTTATTTCCTTTCGCTAATTAATTATGTGAAGTAGGTGTACCTTGACCGGCTGGATTTGATGTAGTTTGCTTGTTGTCAGCACCGGAGTTGGTACCTGGGACACTATCCGCCACAATAGCCTTAATAACTGAATTATTACCATCAGGCTTAACGCTTGAATCAACGTCAGCGCTGTAAATAGTGGCTTCAGTTGTTAAAGTCATCTTTAATTGGCCTTCTGGAATCTTAGGACGGCCGTTGAATGCAATAGTAAAGCTGAATGTTTGCTTAGCATTTGCAGCACCGCCAGTAGGAACAACGTTAGTAAGAGTTGCTTTGGCTACAACTGGAACACCGTTTTCAATCCAAATAACACGAGTCTTAACAGCATTACCAAATTGCCAAAACTTACCAGCAACAAAGTCTTGAGCTGGATCACCGACTTTACGGTTACCGGAAACAGCTAACTGAACTTGCTTACCAGTAACTTCAGTTTCAGTAAATCCACCACCATCGTAATAAGCATCGTTAGCGGTAGTTTCGTTTGCTGATGGGGTAACAGCGTTAATACCACCTGCAAGCCAAGCCCACTTACCAGTAGTTAAATCATTAAGGTCAACATCGCCGTTAGTATCAACGGTTGGGTTAATGTCAACAAAAATATTATTGACATAATTTTCTGGGAAGCCATTACCGTCGTTAGCTGTACCAGGCATAAACTTTGTTTGTACTTTATCTGCCATATCTAAAGAACTCCTTTATTTGTGTAAATAAAAACAGCTACGTCCATTGAGTACGTAACTGTTCCTTTCAAATCTTCTAAAATTTCAGCCGGTTCACTTGGTACTTCAAGATGATCAAAGTGCCAAGTACCGTTTTCACTTTTTAAATCGTGCGTTTCATTAAGCGTCTGCAGATATTGGCTAATTTCAAACAGACGGTTCTTTGCTTCGGCTCTGTGCGTTGTTCTGATTGTAAAAGCATAATTAAACTGCTTTAACTGAACGCCGGCGTAATCCTGCTCTACGACGTGAGAGCCCGGATTAGGCACAAAGCCTAATTCATCATCTTTATCAAGAAATTTGATGTAAACCGGTTGTTTGTTGTAAGAAAAAAAGCCAGCCTTAATCTGCTGGTTAATGTTTCGCACAATTGTTTCTTGCAAGTCATTAATTATCATTAGTCCACTTCATAGCCTTTACGTAACTATCCATGATTTTTTTCATATCTTCCTTGTTGCCCTTCATTGCTAGATCCCAGCGTTTTGTAGCTAGTTTATGAGTTGCAGTTGTGTAGTGGTGTACCGGATAGCCCGGCTTTGGACCAACTAAGCCATAGAACTGTGCTTTGGCGTAAGGCATTGTGTAAACGAGTTTAGAGCCGTCAATAGCAATATAGACTTGCTTACTCAAATTGCCTTCTAAATAAGGCACATATTTATCCATAGCAGATAACGATTCATTAGCGACAATTCTTCTAGCTTTCAAAAAAGCTGCATTACTTGTCTTTTCTTTGAGCTTTGCAAGATCAATCTTTACATGAACACCCAACTAGATCACTCCTAGCTTGTATTGATAAACTTTGCGACTAAACGGTTCAATATCACGATTAATCGTTGTAATCGTGTATTCTCGACCGTTAAAAACGATCTTTGCACCCTGATAACTAGGATCAAAGTCAATAAACGGCGTTGTATAAGTAGACATCATCACAATGCTTGCATTAGAAACCACTTGTCTGTCGTTATTTGTACCGCTGTAAACGGTTCGTAATGTAAAACGACAATTATTAATCTCGGTTGTTTCTGCTACTACTTTTTCGCCGTATGGATCATCAGTATCAATGACCTCTTTTTTCAAGATTACAGTGTCTTGAAACATCGTTTTAGGTGGTCTAAGCATGTGGAATACCTCGATATAAAAAACCGCCCCTGTAAAGATATTCAAGGGCTACGTTGTAAATACCGCCGGTAACAAAATTAATAGGTGTTGTGCCTTTAGTAACGCTGGTACCGTCAACTGATACGCTTTTAATATCTTGATCAGACATTCCATAAGGGGTTGACGCTCCAATATCGTTGCTGAAGTTAATCTGCAACTCTAAGGCTTTTTTGAAACAGCGAACACGGTATTTATCCTCGTCAGTGTCAATTGAATTGAGAACATAATAATCATTTGTAATCGGATTAATTAAATCTTCCGCATCCTGTTCAAGCTTTTTGTAGTTGTCCTCGGTTGCTGTGCCGCCTAAATCTTGATATTCAGCAAAAGTAAGTAGCATTTCCATTTAAAACAGCCCCTTATTACTTACCAGTTGATGCAGTGCCACTCTTAGAACTATCTACAACACCTTGAGCTTTCTTACTTAAAACAAAGTAAGGATCAAGCTTGAACTTGTATTGAACTAATTGAACATGCTTTACGTCCATATCCTTAGGTACAATCCAAGCGTCTTTTTGTGAGAAGTCATCTGGAGTTGGGAAGTTTGGCTTAGTTGGGTTCCATTGTGGGTTTACAGACATACCAAGTGGGTGGATACAACCAATACGCTTTTGCACAACTGATTCACGTCCACCTTGCTTCAATGGTTCGTCAACTACTTGAGTACCGTACATTTGAGTTGAGTAACGAACAGCACCAGTACCAAACAAGTAAGCAACTGAAGTGGTGTTGTCTTTAGTGGTTCCTTCAGTAGGAATATCATCGTCAACTACAACTTGCTTACCGTTGTAAACGTTGATAGCTTGGCCACCGTTTGAAGGCTGAATAGTTTCAATCAAGTTTTGAGACTTCATCATTGCGTAAGTTGCGGAGTTAACGGCAATTGATGAAAGAACGTTTTCTGGTTGATCACCCATTAATGAAAGTGCAGCAATAAAGCCCTTTGCTGAAAATTCTGAATCAGTTGGTGATTGTGCAGTTAAGTCCAATACCTTTGAGTTAGCAATATCATCATTTTGGAACATACCCTTTAAGATTGCGAACAACATAGCTTGATCTGAAGTATTCCAAAAGAATGAGAAACGTGAGGCAATTTGATCTTGAACTGGTGCGCCAGTCATAAGAGTTGAAAGATCAGTTTGACCAAACGCCTTAGCTTGGTAAAACTTCATACCTACTTGTGAGCCACTAGTCAAGTTATTTACCTGAATATCTGAATCATCAGTCCAGTTGTCTGGTGAGCCTGCTAAATCGTTAATGTATGGAATAGTAACTCTTGTACCTGGTTGGCTTAATTGACCACCTAGCCATTCATCATTTTGTACAATACCTGAATTAATCAAGTTGTTAGTCTTCATTGAATTGTTACGTACGTAACGGTTGAAGACTTCAGGAATAATCATATCTTTTAAATGTGTTTCAGCCATTTAAAAACTCCTCTATTTATCAAATAATTGAGACCATCTTTGTGGGTCTTTGCGGTACAAATCATTTTGTTCTTGCAAAGTCATTTCAGATGGTTTCTTTTCAGCAGTTTCGGAAGTAGCATTGCCGGTTGGAACAATCTTTGGAGCCGGCTTTGGTGCTTCCTCGGTTTCTTGGGGTTTGAATCCTTGAGGGAAGTCCTTTTGTGCTTGCTTAACAGCGTCCTCAACATGCAAGATATTGCCTTTATCGTCCACGCTAATTTGATCAGCGTCCAAGATAGCCATAACAGCTTTATTGTTATAAGCACCGGCTTTAGTTAAGGCCTGCTGAATAGCAAAGTCCTTCTTTTGGTCTAAAAGTTGGGCTTTGTATTTCTTGTCACTTTCAGCAATTTCTTTTTGAGCGTTAGCAAACTTTTCTTTAAGTTCTTCATTGTCTTTAGCTGCAGAACTTAAATCTTTAATTTGCTTATCTCTATCAGTTACTTGACCTTTTAAAGTCTCGACGTTGCTATTTAAGCTGGATAACTTGCTTTCGTAGCCGTCTTTAATACCGTTAACATCTTTGCCATATTGAGCCATGATTGCTGAAATTTGGTCAGCATTAAGGCCTTGTTTTTCAAGAAATTCTCTTTCCATTTGTTTTCTCCTAACGTTAATTCTTACGAGGGACGGCCTCGTTCAGAGCATAAAAAATAAGCCTTTTAATGACTTGCTAGGGTCAATTTATTACTTTTGAGGTTGAACTGATTGACCAGTTTGAGTTAAATCAGTAGTTCTTGCATCTAATACTGAAATCAATGTATTAAACGCATCTTTTTCAATGATTAACAGTTGATTTTGCTTAGTACTCAAAGAGCCTGCCATCAACTTGGTATTAATCTTTGCTACCTTTTCAACATATTCTTGCTTTTCAGCTACTAACTTTGAAATTAAATCTTGCATTTTATTTCTCCTTTGCTATCTTCTCTCTTGAATATTGTCTTGCTAAGAAATCGTGATCATTTACGATTTGACGCAATTTAGCTTGATACCCTTTAACACTAGCGGTGTATTTAGAAATACCGTCAGAATCGTTTAGACGCTTCGCAAGCTGCAATTTACGCTTATTCTTACGTACACCACGCTCTAAGTATCTTTGTTTTTGCTGAATCTTCATGTTTTCGACCGCTTGTTTTGGGTCAAACTGTTCAGCATAGTTATGAGAAACGCCTTTGATATAAGGATTAAGCAAATGACTGCAGTTCACGCCTTGCGTTCCTGCTGGTGTGCCATAACCATAGTCATAGATATTTGGATAGCTGTCGTCACATCTAGGATCACTTTTAGGTACAATGCAGACCACTTTTCCTTGAATCGGAGCGCACGCTGGTCTAGCAGCCGGGTGAGACGACATTGTACATAGAACAGTGTCGTAGTCTTTCATCGACTGAATACGCAAATCATTGTAAGTACGTGAAGTTGTTGACTGTAGCACCATACGTGTGTAGCCCTCTAAACTCCACTTATGACCAGCTTTATCAATTAATGAACTGCTCATACCCTTGTCTCGCCACTGGTAAATATTGTCAAACAGTGCTTTTTGCGGTGTCTTTTTGCCTAGCGTCACATCAAGAACAGTTTTGTTAATTATTTCTTGATATGTTTTGCTTGCTGAATTGTGACCATAGTTTCTAGTTAATAACGTTTGATTGACATAATTATTTACGTCTCTCATCGTTTGTTCAGCATAGCTACGTATAATTACACTTGAATTAGCAGAAACACCTCTAACGGGCTTTTTTAGCGTTTTAGCAAGTTGCTTATTAAATTGCTTTGTTGCTTTTAAGCCGTCTCGTTCAATTAAATCGTATATAGCCTGTTCAGAATATCCGCTATTTTTGCTAATAAGCTTAATTACCTTATCAGTTAGCCCACCAATTTGAGACAACGCTTTTAAACGCCACTCCATTATTTTGGTTGGGTCTTTTTCAGCGTTCATCAGTTCCGGGCGTGTTTGCTTAAACGCATCAATCAAAATGTAAAACATTTCTTGCTCGTTATAAGCATAATAATCAGCTATTTGATCCGCTTTCTGCATCATTTGAGCTTGAGTTATCTTCTTGTTCACGGTTTACACCGCCTTCACTGGGAAACATACTCATCTCTTGATCTGGTGGCGTTGGGCTTTGTTCGTCCTGTATTTGCTGTAGCCATTTTTGCGCTTCAGTTTCGTCTAAATCATAGTTACGCATAATAAATTGAATCTTAGGCATAACTTGCGCTTGAACAGCTTGCAAATCTGCAGAACGTTGAGCTTCACGGTCAACAAAAACACCGTCTGCAAAGTCTGGAGTAATAACTAAGTTGTCTAAGTCACCATTCCAACGTGCTTTACCGTCAGACCATAACTCACCATCTTGTAATAGTTCAGCAATAGCATAAACAAGTTGGTCAATAGTCTTTTCTAGCATTGTTAGGTAACTAGAACGTGTTTGATACGTCTTAGAATTGTTAGTTACCACTTCGGTTGCCGTTTGAATACCACTTGGAGCAACTGTAAAGGTACCAGGTGAAAGCCTCAAATCGTTTTCTAACTCACGTAAGAAGAAGTCCATAGCACCTTCGTATTGTTCATTTCTGATATTAATTGATAAATCTCTGAATGCTGTGGTTGTGTCGTCGTTTTTAGCATTGACCGGAACAAAAACGGCATCTTTAGGGTCCCAAAAGTATTGTTGATCTTCTGGAATTGTCTTACCGTTCATATTTGATTGACGACGTACCCAACTACGTGGAATTGAAACACGTCTGTAGCCGGTTTTTACTTCCCACTCGAAGCCGTCGTGTACTTCGTTAATGTCATCAACGGTATCAAACCAGTTATCACATAAGCCAACGCCCAGCGGACTAACAAGATTTTTGTTATTAGCACCGGCGTTACGATAAAAAGCAAACAGCGGTTTTTCTAAGTGACTAAACGTTGTAGTGGGTGCCAAGTCAGCATACTCATCAAGATAGCTCAATGGTACTTGTTCACCGACGTTGTTTGGATCACCTGATCTATACAGTTCATTAGTGATTGTGTACGGTCTATATTGACGGCCTTGATCATCTGTTGTTAAATCACCCCACTGGTGAAACTCTAATAACGTGTAATAAACAACATTGTTGTTTTCAATTTTTTGCAATTTACGAGAAATAGCAATTTGATCAACTTGGGTTGTGTTCGCCTCTAATGGATATACTTCAGTAGCATTTGCCCAGCTTAATTTGATCTTGTCATTTTCTACATAAGGCCGAATAGCACCGGAACCTAACGCAATCCACGTTTCTAGGTGAGTTTCTTGATCTAAGTAGTAGTTATTGTCTTTGAAAATATCATCTAGTAAGTTCTGTAGCTTTGAATCGTTTACCTTAATGCTGCACCGTTCGTTAAACATCAAAGAAGCAAGGGCATTACTAGCAGATTTAAGCACGTTTAAAGAATTTAGCTTTCTTTTCTGCTTACCTGCTGTAGTCCAATACTCGACTGGATCTAAATTATCTTGATAGTACCGTTTTGCCTTGTTAATACGGTCGTATTCTTCAGCCGGAACGTTGATACGTGGATCATCTGTAATACTTCCTAAACTATGTTGTTGTACCAAACCTAACTTCACACCACCTTTATGGATTAATCGCTTCAATTTACGCATAAAACTCATTAAAATATCACCGCCTTATGCAGATAAACCAAGTAGTTGTTCATTGTCTAAAACGTCGTACTTCAAAGCGTCAACGGAGTGATCGTATTCCTTGATAACACGGGGCTTGTCACTGTTGACGGTTGCTGGATCCCACTGATACTTTTTGTGTTCGTCTAGCATTGTTTCATTGCCTGGTGTTTTGAGTGCAAATAATCGGCCTTGTGCAAGCAAATCTTGTACACGGTCAATCATTTCAGGCTCACCCAATTTACGCACCTTAGACCACTGGACGCTGTACATTTGCCAGTATTGGGTATAAATACCACCGTCAGCAGAATCAATGGTCATGTTAGTAGGATATAGACCGTATTTATTAGTCATTTCATCAATAAAATCATGAATACGTTCTGCCTGTTCTTGTGCAGATAATTTTCTAGCGTACTTAGTAGGATCATAGTAAAACGTATCTAAAACATAAACGTTGTACTTGTTTGTAAAACCTAAGGCAACGCAAGCGGTAGCAGATACCATAAAACCGGTATCTAACCCATAGATAATATCTGTTAAATATTCATCGTCTGGAATATGGTCAACAACTTTGAATAGATCCATATTGTAAACGTTGGTACCAAGTCCAACTGCTTCGCCTAAATACAGCCACCTGTAATAATCTGGATCATTCTTTTTGTACTGATTGATTAATTTAAGTTGCTGCTTCGTGGTAAAACCTAATTCATCATCAAGATAAGTACTTGAATCAATGAAATAATCATCATCTACTTCACGTTGAGTTACCCACTCATTCACCCACGCATAAGGGTTTCTAGGTGGGTTATATGAAATGTAAATCTTAACTTGATCAGTGAAGTCGGGCTTTTGTCTGATAAACGTTGGTACAGATTGGTCAAATACGTCAACATTCTTCAAGTTAGCAAATTCTTCAAACCAACAAGCTATAACGTTGCCTACGATGTTACTTTTTAATTTCATAGGATCATTAGCACCGTAAAAATAAAACGTTGATCCGGTCAATTTATGAGTAATTACCATAGGACTAACACGAGTACGGAACTCATTTGAGACGTGTAATATATCCATAGCCCACAATATTTGGTTATAGACTGAATCTCTTAAATATTGTTGGTTCTCACGAATACAGATAACGTTAACTGTTTTTCCTTGCTGAATGTATTTCATCATCATTGTTACAAGTTTGAGACTGATAACAGATGATTTAAACGAACCACGTCCGCCCTTGCATACGATATAAGGCTTATCAGTAGTCCACATATCATAGAAATGAGGGTTAATCTCCTTGCTTAGTTGAACTGTCTGCATTTTTGTCTCTCAACTCTTTCAACTTAGAAATATCATCAACAACAACTGTCGCATTATCAGGATTGTCAGCTTCTTCAAGTGCCTTAAGCTGCTTTTCACTAATATTAGCTTCTGCAATAGCCTTTCTAGCGTTAGCTTCATTAAGCTTCTTGAATGTCTGATCACGGTAAACATCAGGTCTGCGGTTCTTCAACCAGAAAATCATTGCTGAAATGTTTGGATCAACTTCGGTAACAGTCTTAACAACTGGGATTTGCTCATAAACATCAACATTTTCAGCCGTAGCAATCAAAATATCTTGCTTACTTGCATTAGGGTGGTCCATTTTATACATATTCATGAACTTTTGTCGTTCACCTTGCAGCACAAATTTATCTTTCTTGACCATTTTGTACTGAATGGTCGTGAGGGTGTGCTTTTTCATTGTTGAAGTGAAAGATTCTTCGACTTCAGCATCAACAATGTCTTTATTCTTTTTTAGGGCAGCCGAAATAGCCGGATATTTGTTTTTCCACTCTTTTAATGTGGAATATGAAATATCCATTTTATCCTTGTCAGTGGCTATGTGTGGCTCTGAAACACCATTTCTAGCCCAATCACTAATTCTTTTTAGATTATCCGGCTCTAGCCATTTTTTATATTTTGCTCTAGCCATCTAATCATTCCTTTACTAACCACCACTGTGACCGCTCGAAGCTCGTTGACTGCCTTTAACGATTCTGAACTTTCTTCCTGCAAAAATGTTTGGAATTGATCTACCGTTTCTACCGCCATTTGCTAACGCTTGTCTGTTAGCTCTTAATGATTGACGACCATTCACACGATTTACCAATCTAGTAACTTGTTTATTACCTGTACCACTACCGTGTAATCTTCGTGGCACTGTTTGATGTGAATTTCTGTATGACGTTGTTCGACTAGCTGCAAATAAATCTAATTGTCTTGCCATTTAAATCGCCTCTAATCTATCCGCCACTGTGGCCAGAACTTGCTTTTTTAGTAGTAGCTTTAGTAATTTTAAATTTTGTACGAGTTCCCAGAGTGTTTCCTTGCTCAAAGGATGGAATATATTGTGCCAGTCCTCTAATAAGTCTTTTTCTTCCCACTCGTAAAACTACTCTTTTTGACTTACCGCTAAAGCCCCATTCAGCTTTTCGATTTCCATATCCAGTACGTGTGAAATCAAAAACTGTATCAGGTTTTTTACCATTTAAAGCTCTACCTACAGCATCAAAACTTGTCAAATTATTTCTAGGTACTTTCAAAAAATAAACCATTTAAATCACCTCTATCCACCACTATGACCGGTTGACGGCTTTAAAAATCTAGGATCACGAATAGCAATTGCATGTCTTCCGTTTCTTAATCCGGCTAATGTATAGTGACCTTGATTGACCCTTTTTAATCTTTGAAGTGCAGCAAGTCCACGTTGCCCTCTTGCAGGGCTAAACTGTAATCTTCCATGACGTAACTCACCTCTTGAAAGACTTAAAATGTTAGTCCCAGCTCTGTGAGTATTTCTATGTAATCCAACTGTTGCCGTAGAACTTGATCTATTTCTACTAAAGGTATTCATAGTACCTGAAACAATAGTATTTTCGCCAGTCATAAATTGCCGTCGTCTAGCCATCTAATCACCTCTATCCACCACTATGGCCGGTTGACGCTCTTTTTCTAATTGGATCTCTTACAAGAATTGTACGATGTCCATAGTCCTCGCCTCTCTCGGTCATATGATCTACACGCTTTGTAAAAGCATAAAATGAATGACCTCTTGCAGCACTAGCTTTTTTACGCAAAGTCGCTAATCCTTTTTGTCCCCTTGGCAATCTGGACGACCGCATTCTATTAGTCCCATTTTTTCTGCTAATTTTCCCGTAAGCAGTAGAATAATATGATCTTCCATTTGCATTACCAATTTCACCATCAGAAGCGCCAACAATAGTTTTTCCTCTTTTAGCGTAATAATTGTATTTTCTAACCATTTAGCTCACTTCTTTTCAAAATACCGTTTAAGCTGATCAAACGTGATAAATTCTTCGTTAGCTGGAATGTTTGCTTTCTTGTAAAACTCTTCTTTGGCGTCATTACTTGGAAACACAACCTTGGTATAAAAATTAATGATCGTATCGTCCTGATCTTTGTGCCTAAAGTCAGCTTTCTTTTTATTAAATTCAGCAAGCCCAGCCATCTTGTCTTTTTCGTCTTCTACTTCATCATCATATGGAGTTTCTTTTTTGCTTGGCTTGTCGTCTTCAATGAATTGACCATCAAAATCAACTGAACCATCAAATAAGAAGTCAATATCTGCTTTGTTAAATCCCATATCTTCAAAACTAACGTCTTTTGATAGGTCTGCTAGTTCGTTTAAGTCCCAATCCCCTTGCATACTTGGGTTATTGAGTTGAACGTTTAACTTCTTTTCTGTTTTTTCATCAACGTCAATAATTGCAACCGGAACGTCGTAATCTTTTTTGCGGTAAATCTTATCTGCTGCAGTTAATCTTTGATGACCACCAACAAGAACGCCGTCTCGTTTATTCCATACGAGGGGCTCTATCAATCCATTTTCTTTAATTGCTTTAATTAGTTTCTTTTGGTTGCTCTCATCAATAATTCTCGGATTGTAGTCGGCAAACTTGATTTGAGACCGTTTCACCGTGCCAAACTTAAAATGCTGTAATTCTTTCAACGTTAACCTCCCATTGAACCGGTTTTGCCAGCTCTATAAGACTTTTTACCCGACTTGAATGTAAATAGCCGTGTGTGCATTTTATCGAAAATGTATCTATCAACATTACCCATCTTGAAGTGTCTAGTTTGGAAAGTTACACCCTTTTTATCGGTAGATCCTTTATAAACATTGATACCATAAGCATTTTTACGACTATTCACGTTATATTTGTTGTCACTGGCTGCATAAACTCGGTAATCTGTCCCACGTCCTTTTTCAATCATGACTTTACCGCCGTTAATTTGTTGACGTGGAATAAACTTTCGTTCACCGGCTTTCATTGTGCTAGCTAATACACGTGCATGACTTAATACACGTTGTGTCTTACGTTCTGAAGTAGTGAGCTTAGGTTTTCTTGTTGTTCTAGCTCTTGACCGTGTAGCATTCTTTCGCCTAATAGGGTGATTAATGTTAGCAGAAATAGAGCCAGCCCAATAATCTTCTAATGCTGATCTAGCCATTATTAACCACCTGAACTCCCAGTTGAACCATGTTTATAAGCGCCTTTGCCAACAATAGACAAAAGATTATTTGCTCGTCTGAATGCTGCTTTATCGGCCGACACACTGCCATTATTAGCCCAAAGACTTGTTAAATTCATATTTCTTTTAGCACCACGTGGCCCTAGTTCAGTAACAACGCCCTTAGTAGCTCCATTTACTCGAACTTTAACATTACCTCTGTTGTCTCTCATTACAGCAACTCGACCGCCGTTAAATTTAACTCTTGGTACGGCTTTAGGCTCTGCACCTGGTTTTAGTGTTCTGCCGTACCGTAATGCTTTTCGATATACTTCACGTTCTTTAGGTGTATAGCGCATTTTGGTATCATGCTGAATCTTTTGGGCCCGTTCAGTGGCAACTCTCTTTTGACGTTGCCGTTCCATTCTTGCTCTAGTTCTTTTTTGCCTCGAATTTAAAGGACGTGAACGCATTTCTCTTAACCAATCAGAAGTTGACGGAATACCTCTAGCCATGTTTAATCACCCTTTTCTTTGTAAGCTTCGTACTGTACTACCCCTGCTTCTGCTTCAGGGAAAAATTTCAATATTCTTTGATAATCGTCAGGATAAATTCGTTTAATTGCTGATAATTCCTTACCAGCTAATGAATGAAAGCTAAAACCTAACTCTTGGTTAAACTTCGGATAAAATAAATGATTTGTTCGCATGTATTGTTTAATTTCTTTGTCAGTCCAATACATGACCGGGTAGAATCTACCACGTTGTTCATCAATAGAGCCGGAATGTTTCAGCATTGCACGCCGTACGATTGAATCGTTGATCTTTTCACCGCCAGCTATCCAATAAATACCGGTTTCTTGTCTTAGTGCTTCGTAAATAGCTCTAATTTTAACTCTAGGAACCGTGTAATCAGGATCACGGAAACTGCCGTATCTATAAAAGTCAGCATTCTCAAAATGTGGTACTTCAATAATTTCAACTCCCCAGCGGTGTTCGTACTTTTCTAGTGCTTCGTCTTGAAACTTTAATCCGGGTACTAAATACATAAAGAACGGTTGAACGTGTTTAAAGTATTTCATGCAAAGATCCATAGTAACTATGCTGTCTTTACCCATAGAGAATGAGACTAGCACGCTATCGGTTATCTGACTTTGTGTCTTGATTGCGTCCAGTAAACTCATTCTTCTTCCGCTTCTTTCTTTCAAAGTCCCGTTCTAAATCTGCTAGGATAATATTTTCTTCTTTGCAGCTAACAACGCCGTACTTCTTTGTTTTATACATAGGCAAACAAAAAAGCGCTAATTGCGCTTCTTCCTCCTGAATTTTGGTTGATAAATCAACGGTTTAATTTCATCTTCAAATTGATCTTTGCTAATGACTTTTATTAGCTTGTTTGGGACGTTAAATAATTTTAGCTGTCCTTTTACGTGGATAGGTTTAATAACTCTCACATTGGAAATATTCCAGTGATAGAAGTCATCTTCTTCGCAATACTCCACGCTGTCTAAGTTAACAACACATAAAGCATAGCCCGGCGCAGCTCCCGGAATTTTCTTTGCGGTGCTGCACATTAGCAAGTCACCACGGTATTTTGTATACCATGTTCGATACTCAATTTTCTTTTTACCGGCAATCATGTCTAAAACATAATTGCCTCTAACAGATAAAGCTTTCATTTTATGTCCTCCTAGAAGCAGACGGGGAATCGAACCCCGGCACGTGGTCAACTTGACCAGGCATACATTGTATTTGTGTGAAACAAACAACATTTTCAAGTCAATTGATTAAAGACAGATTTAACGTGCGCCATCTTCTGCTTTGTTCGATAGCTTTCCGGGCTATCTAATAGTGCTGCAAGAATCGAACTTGCAAATTGCTGAACAAGAACAATTACTAAAGGCTTCTGATCGAAAATTAAATAATATAGAGTTTTTTAAAACATCAGCAATCGTGCCAACGCACCAAGGGCCGTTTAACACAGGACCCTGAAGGGCTAACAAGGGATCGAACCTCGCTTATGTTTCGGCTATTGCATAAGGTATCCGACTACTTAGCCCAGAACACCGCACCGTGGATGAGGTACGGCATCATTAATGGATTCTTAGCTCGACAAATTTTACCAAATGATTGGGTGTCTTTGTCGTGTCCGCTCTTGTAGCATTTTGCTACAGTCATCGCAGACTATGTGTATCCAGCGGAATCGGACCGCTGCAAGTTACCAAACGATACACTGTATAAAGAGCAATGAAGTTTTCCACACTTCATATAGTTCTACGCGATTCACATCAAATTAGACAAAATAAACATATAAGTTACTTAAGTTCGGCTAGGCAACACACCTAGCCTATGGACCACGGTTGGACTTGAACCAGCACCATATTTTTTATGTACCTTTGCCTAGTAAGAAGGCTTTCGTGATCTCGCAAAATAAATAGATCCTTGTTAATTTTTAAGGAGGCATAATTAATGAAAAACCATTACCGCTTGAATCGAAAATCTATTGCTCGTCTCTAGATTTTCGACACTATCAATATAAGGCTTTGTCTCGTTGGTTTGTCGTTGAATTACGTTGAAAAATCGTTGAATCTTGTTGATTTGTCGTTGAAACTCGTTGATTTAACGTTGAAATTGTTATTTTATTCGGATAACAAAAGCGGTAAATCGTTGATGTTACGGCGTTTACACCAAAATTCCAGTCTTTCAGCAAACTCAACGCAAGCTTTTTTCTTATTTCGTCTTAATTGATAGTCACTCATACTTAACTTGATTTCAATTTGATAGTCAGTAAGTTCATTGATAAACGTACTTCGCAAAATGGTTTGGTGTTTGCTATTTTCTAAGTCACTACAGTTATTAAGTGCAATTGCAATTGTTTCAGCTCTGTAGGTTGCTTGTTCCGCTTCGCTCAAATCGGATATAAGGCTTTTTTCTACTCCATTGGTATTACTGTGGCTAGTGCCAGTTAAACTCATTTGGGGGCTTGATAATTGGTTTACATGAATACCACCTAAATTCATGTAGTGCCAAAAATCGTATTTAAAAAAGTCTTTTACATTTGTAACAGTTGTTTCTACGTCGCACTTAATCACTTGTATAACTCCTACTCTTTACCGTTTAGTTTTCGGTCTATTACTCTGTCTGCTCTCTATATAGCGTCAGCTAACGCATAGAATGGACGCATCACACAATAATGCTTAATAGACCGTATTCTTTCTTCAGTTACATGCACTTCAGCATGATTTCCACTTTCTACGTAGTGCAATTTATATTCATTAGTAACTACATAGGTATGTCGGCCTGTTGTAATGGTTAGGCCTGGTTTTACTTTTTTTCCTTTAATAAAGTGTTCTCTCATCTTGCCTACTTTCAAATCATGTTAATCAGAACAATTGCCATGAATATTACTATGACTACTCCAATAAAAATCAAAATAAATTTAGCAAAATACGTGGTTACAAGGCCAATCAATACCCAAATGAGTACCATAGCTAGTGCTTCAAAGAATCGACTAGCAAATGATTTTTCCATTTTCTTGTCGTGCAGAATATCTCCGGCACTCCATAGGCCTACAGATAAACAAATAAATAGCCAAATGATCTTTGCTAATTCTATTAGGTTAATGTTCCAAGATAATGCAGCGAACTCAAATATCCAATCAGTTATCATTCTTCTCCTCTCAAGTCGCTTATTAACATGCTTACTCGGTTAAATATCCAGCCAAGTCGTTGAAGTAACGATTCATCCACATCGTCAGCTACACCTTCAGAAATGCTAACTGGTTCCTTAGGAAATTCGCCACGATAGTCTACAAGCAAAATAGACAAAACTTGGTTGACTTCTTTATATTTGACAGTAATTGCTACAGTTTTATGATCTGCTACGGTTTGTACCGCTTTAAAATCATGTTCCGCAATATCATCAACAAATTTTGCAATTAATTCTTCTCTATTTTCCATCTTCGTTAGCTCCTATCATTTCTCTAAATTTCTTTAGCTCCCACGATCCTTCAGCATTCGCTATACTGCCGTATTTAACGTCGATTAGTAGTAATAGCCTACGGCGCTTTTTTTTACGCTCTCGTGCCTGATTAAGCTCTTCAGGTGTAAGCCTAGGAATCTTAATCGGCATGTAAGTCTTTTTCTTTTTGTACATTTTGCCGGTGTAAAAACGTTTAACGTCTTCATCGGTTGCTACAATTCTGCCGTCAATTTTCCAAATTATGTAGTAAACACGGGGCTCTTTCGTATCATGAATAATGTATTTATATCTCAATACATCATGCTTACTTTTTTGAATAATTGATCCTGAATATGATCTGTACCAGCCCAAATAATCATCTAACTGTTTCAGTGAGCTAAATTTAAGAGTTGTGTCGTCTAAGCCGTCCTCTTTAAACTCACGTATTTCAACGCTACGCTCACGTCTATCCATTTTCGGTCGCCTTGTCTAGTAAATCTATGCTCTTTGAATCTGCTTTGCAGACGGGGCAAAAAAGGCCACTGTTTATCCAATAATCTAAATCATTAGCTGCAAAGTTGTTTCCACACTTCTTACAGTGATAAAGCCAATCATTAGGTTGTGGGTGCTTAAAACGCTGGTAACTATCTATAATTTTCTTTTCTTCCCAAGTAACTTCATAGCTGTACCCTTTGCTGTCAAATAATAGGTTTGTTATTCCGTCCCAGCCTCTTGTTACAACTCCACTGTTAGCAAATACATAAGGATCAATAACGGTTGTTAAATACTGCTCTTTGTCAAAGTTGTAATAGGTGTAAAAACTATATTGTTTCCAGGAGCTAACATGATATTCCGCTATGGCTTGCATTTCCCAGCCCGGTTCAAAAGTCATACGTGTGATTGATACTCTTTCTTTTTTTGCCGGTCTGAAATTGTGCATTATGATCCAGTCACAAACACGTTCTTTAACTAAGTCGATGAATACTGCAGCATTAAATTTAGGGCTTCTAAGTTGAATCTCATCTTTTACCAGCTTCATTAACTCTTTCTTGGGTTGCGGTCTCTTTTTACTTATTGCGTCCATTATTCCTTACTCCCTTGTAAGTTCTCATAGCCAAAATACAGGTTGTTTTCGTCTTCAAGTGCCTTCATTTGATCATGTAAATTTGGATCAAGGTCAGTTAACAGCTTCATTTCTGCCATCAAGTCCATAGCTACTAAGTACATGTCAATATCATATTTGTGCTTCATGGTTGCCTCCTAAAACAGTGTTCCTCTTGTGCCAACTGGAATATTAATTTTCATGTCGTTATTCTCCTTTTAATTTAGAGCCACATGCAAAGCAAAATCCTAAAGGCAATTCAAATGGTTCAACTTCATATGGATCCGCAATGTCCCCTAATTCAAATTTCAATTTGTTTCCTACAATTTGACAAACAAAATACCCATCCATAACTTCAAACTTTTTATGTCCTTTGCAATAAGGGCAGGTCTTTTGTTTTTCTGTTAATTTCATTTTTAATACCTCTTGTCTTGAATACCGCTGAAATCTAGCTGCTTGCCCTGAGATCCAGCTAACAAGCGACTAACAAGCTTGGCATTATAGGCTTGTCTTAGCTCACTCATTGTCAAATTTGTTGTAATGATGATCCGCTTCTGCCTGTTAGTGACCTGATATAGTACACGCTGAACAAATTGGCTTGCTTCACCTTTAGTACTCATAACTGATTCACTCCCTAGATCATCAATTACTAAAAGATCAGCATTAGATAGAGCATGTACCGCATATTGTTCAGTCCATTTTTCCATTGGATTATCAAAACTTGATCTAATTGCCAGAAATAGGCTGGTTACATTTACAAATAAGCACCGTTGCGGTGGGTTGCTGAACTCATTAACGGCATTCAGCATAGCCATAGCTAAATGCGTTTTTCCTTGCCCAGGTGTCCCGTACAAAACCGTGTTGAAGTTCAAATTACGATCCTTGTAGTACTCACCAGCTAACTTGCGTGTAATGTCTTTCATTTGGGCTTCTTTTGAGCCACTAGGGGCTTTAAAGTTATCGAACGTGTAACTATACTCTTTAGGATCATCGACTAAACTAAGCTGTCTTAAGTCCTTTCTGATGACTTGCACAGAATTAGTACGATCAAGCTCTTTTTTCCTTTTTTCAACTGCTTCATGCTGACACTTAATGCAGAATGGTTGAGGTGACTTGTCTGTATACACCATTTGTGTCTTATGAATAGGGCAAATCTTGTCGGATTTTTTCACCACGAAGCTCAATCCAGCAACTTTTACTCTTTTTTCAAAATTTTTAACGCTTTGCATCTTTATCACCTTCATCATTGAATTTTCTTCCGCAAAACGGGCAATAATGAATCGCAACACTGTTAAACTCGTAAATGTTCCCACTCAAATCAGGTACAGAACATGCGTTGATGTAATGCTGCTCCATTTTTTTATTATTGGTGTACTCAATGCCGATATTGCCTTGATCCAAATTCACCGACATTTCGCCACCAAGCTCACAATAAGGGCATTTCTTTTTAGTCATCGGTTATTCTCCTTCCACAATTAGGGCAATGATCGACTTGATCCTTAGTTTTCAACGTTCCTACTCGCATAAGGTCAACGGCAATTTCACCATCATGGTTTATATACACAAAGCCTAGAAATTTATCTTCTGCTCCATAAAGCGGATAAGCTGCACGGTCTTTTTTATTAAAATCGCAGTAATCACATGACTTACCGTCCATTCTTATCGGTCTTTTACCGCCTTGAATGTAATTAAGTGACACATTAAGTGCTTGTGCTATCTTTCTAAGTCGGTCTTCACCTGGATCATGAAGACCATTTTCAAATTCACTCAAAGTACTAGTTGGTATACCAGTTAGTTGAGCCAGCTTGCTTTGAGAAATTCCTTGTTTTTTTCTTATTTCTCTAATTCTGTTCATGCTGAATGCCTCCTAAAACGGCAAATCATCATCATTAACGTCACTTAGATCTACTTGAGTGCTGTCATAGCCACCACCAGTAGGCTTGTTTTTATGCTTATCCAAGTTATTAGCATTTAAGTAATCGTCAAAGTGCGAAGGGCTAAATAGGGTTGACGGTCTCATAAATTGCCACATGTCGGTATGCTGCCATTCAAAGGCTTTGTTATCTATGACTGTCTTAAAGTCATCTAACTTATACCCCTCTTTGAATCTAGCCTTGATCAATCTTTGATTAGCTTTACTTGATGTTTTATAGTGAGCCCCAGTCTTTCGATTTAGATAGTCAATAATTTCTTTATAAGGGATAGATTCAGATTTATCTTCTTTTTTGGTTGATTGAGACTGTTGATAAGTCACCTGTGACTTATCGCTATTCTTGTTAGTATCTGAAGTAGTCTCTGTGTAGTATCTGGTATAGGTGTGATCATTTTGATCAGTTCCATCTGTGCAATTTGAGCAACTCGTCTGTTCATTTTGATCACATGCACTGCTCATCAATTGATTTAGTTTAGTTTCATCTATCGAATACCACTTTGTTTTATCAAAGCCAGCTCGATTGAAATTAGCTGAAACTACAACTTCTTTTTTCTCCAAACTGCTAAACGTTCTTCTAATGGTTGCCACACTCCAAAAAGGAAAATTCTGTTTTTTCCAATTTTCATAGGTGTTATAGATCCACCATTTGTCGTTAATCTTTTTTGCACTCTTTGAATGAAGCCAGTAATTTAACTGTTGAAGCACGATAGCTTCATTCAATCCAATTACAGTTGCCAAATCCTGATCTACTAACAGTGGGTGTTTGCTAAATAGCCAGCTTGCTTTCATGGTTAAGCCTCTTTCTTTTCTCCCTTAACTGTATAAAGCCCATTAGCTTCAATAAATCCATATGCTGCTAAGTTCTTAGGATCTCTCTTAGTCCAAGTCTCAATAAACATATGAGCTTGTTTGTCGCCTGATTTTTCAAGGCTAACAATATCAACTAGCTTTTCTTTACCTCCTCCGTACTGAACTTCAAAACGCTGCGCATTCGCTATTTTTTTCTTCATTAGCTGCGCTTTTGAAATTCTAGTAGGTGTCTCATCTTTCTCACTTGGTAAGTCTTCACCGGCGTAAACATTCAGACCTAATCCGGCAAATGCCAGTGCTTTAACTAGCGCTCTCATTTGAGTTTTATTAATTTGACTGTAATTAGGTTTCATAACTGTTTTGTTGTGATTATCCATTACATAAAGTTGTGAGCTGAACTTTTGTCCTTCGATGATCACACTTGCTTCAACTTCACACCCAGCTATAGTCAATCTATAGTCGACTGTTCGGCCGGTTGCTATCCAGCCGTTATTAGTTGGTAAGTATTCCGGGTATTCTGTAATTTCTTTGTCAGCATCAGGGTAAATACTCTTAACTAGCCCCCACGCTTTAGCCCAGCTTAAATAGTTAAGCCCCATTTTTTTATCAATTAAGTGACTTACATCAATCTTGGATAGAGTTGAATAAATGTTCTTTTTTAATTCTTCGCTGGTTTGTTGTTTCTTTTCTTCAGTCATGATTAATCTTCACCTTGTCTGCGTCTTTATTTAATTGAGTAATTACGTCTTCAATCATCGTGTTAAACACTGATTGCATTTGTTCTTCAGGGGTTGCGGTGTAATTGCCGTTAAAATCGTTTTTGAAGTATTTTAGATACTTCTTAGCCTTACCGTACGTAGGAAACGTTTTAGCGTCCTCATACATCTCTTCTTTGATTGAAGGAATATCGGCAATAATTTGATTTAGCCATTTTTTAGCATCATACATTAGTAGTTCCCCTCCATTCCGTCGAAGAAGTCCATAACGTCGTCTCTCCAATTTGTGCTTGAGGGGTCATCTTCAGCAAGGTCTTCAACAAGTTCGTTAATGTCCCAGCCGGTAATTGCTACATAGCCTTTAAAGCCTAGCCTTGCAATTTGAGCTACTACAAAGTGTTTATAGTCTAAGTAGTCGCAGTCAGCATCGCCAATGGTTACAAGCTGTCCTGCTTCGTAGGCCGTTGATTTACCGTTCTCAGCGTATTCTTGCTGTTCTTTTAATTGCTTTTGGCGCTTAATTTCTTTCATCTGTTCGATAGAAAAATTCTTTAACATGGTGTATAATCTCCTTAGATTAAATTTTGATATTGAGTTATTCACAGGACTTTTAGTTTGCCAAGTGTGGCAACTGGAAGTCTTTTTTGTTTTGTTCAACTTTCTTTACAAAGCCGAACTTCTTTAAGTCTTTGCTGAAAGTCTGATAAGCAACGAAAATAGCATTGCTTGACTTAATCAGTTGTGGACTATGTGTTGTTGTTCTCTTCAGCAGCATTTCTTCACCTCCTAATATTCTTCGCTTAATGTATGTAAGAACTTGATATACTTCATATGTTTGAAGTTATGAGTTTTCTTAAATACGTCGTAGTCAACGTCTTCAACAAGTTCTTGAAAGTCTGCATGGTGTAGACGTGGGTTAAAAATTTCTTTAAACATGTAATAAACAACTAAACTAAAATTACTCATTGCTCTTTTCTCCTATCTTGCAAAATAAAGGTAAATACACATGCTTACTAGAAATGCAATGTAAGCAACTGTAATTCCTATTGATTGCCACGGTTTTAATCTGTGGTCTAAGTCCCAAAGTTCATTAAAGAAATTGTTGTATCGTTTCATCTGATCACTTCCTAGCTAGGCATTTTTGCGTTCCAATCAATCTCGTATTCATGTTTGTTAAGCCACTCAATCGCTGGCTTAACTAGAATGCTGGTTGTCTTGCCGTTAGCCGTTTTTCTTGGATTTAATACCCAGCCACCGTTTAACTCATCGACTTCAGGGTATTGATCAAAGATAAATGTTCTAATCCATTCATTGCCTTTGCCGTGGAATAGATTGTCTCTTGTTTCCTTATCAAGCCGTGCCGTTCGTGGCAACGGCTTATTTTTTTGCAAAAAATCATGAACTTCTTGCTTAAAAAGCTCTTTGAAAGCGTCCTGGTTAATCAACGTTTCCATTTGGATCACTCCTAATCAATTGGAAGCCTTGTTTGTGCATTAACGTTTTGAATCTCACGTTGTAGCACAAAGCTTGGATACCAATTTTTTGTAAACTCAATAGCTTCATCGAAGAGTTTGGCTTTTAAGCAGTCATAACGTGGAATATCAAATGCTTTTTTGAAGTCACGTCCAAACTCGCTAAAAGCCTTCTTTGCCTTCTTATCACGGTAATAATTGCTATCAACTCCGCCACAAGCTTCAATCACACGATGCTTTCTTGCTTGAAGTAATTGATAGCGTTGACTTTCGTCAACTTCTGCCTTTTCCTGCATATCATGCAGCGTGTTTTCGACTTTAGTTACTCGCTTATCCAAGCGCCCTGTAACTTGCATCGTTAAAGCTAATTTTTCTTCAGGAGTTTGCGGTAAAGCTTGTTCCTTAATCATTTGCTCCATCTTGTTGAAAGCTTCAATGTACTTGAGTTTGAATTGAAGTGCCTTATCTCCTGTGAAGCCCATTGCCAATAAAGTGAAGCCGTCACGGTTCATGTAGAACATTGGTTGTTCGTGCCCTTGCTTGTTGACATAAGTTGCTTTGTCGAACATATTTCCGACTGCGCAATTTTGCGCAGTCAAATTTCTAATAGCTTTCATTACATCTCTGTGCGCTTTTGAAAAACTTTCTGCTACTTTCAAACTGGTTGTAACAGCTTGTTCATCGTGCATAATAACTAGATCGTTCAT